GCCACATGACCCAAAAAACTTGCTTGTCCGGCCGGGCCAAAACAGACGTTCTCGCCTGTCGGCTTGATCTATGTCAATTCGACGCTGGCTTTTGGATCGCCAATTCGGTTGGCGGATACACCGTTTTCTGCACGATTCGCGGGTCAAAATAGTGCCTTGCCGCGACGGTTGAGCCCGGTTTGTGGCCCAAATGACGGGCTCCTTGGCCTGGAAACCTAGCCTCCACGTCGCTGGCCGACCCGCTCCGCAGCCATTTCCATGTTCCCTTGCGGACGGCCGCCTTCTGCACGATCAAGTTGAACTGCCGCTCAAAGGTTTCGCGGGTCGCCGTCCACGGCAGCACGATTTCCCTCGGAACGGCCTCGAGCGAGCGTTTCAACTCGGCGATGGTCGTCTGCGAAAGCTGGGCCGTGTGCCCCCAGGCGGTCTTGGACTGCCCGAGCACCACGAGGCCCGTGTCCGTGATCTGATCCACCCGCAGCGAGCACAAGTCGTTTTTCCGCAGGCCTGTGTCCCAGGCCATGAGGATCGCCAGCCGCCACCACTGACTGCGGCGCAGCCCGCAGGGGTGCCATCGCGGCAAAACTGAACAGGCGTCCACCAGCCGTGCGGCCTCCGCGGCCGTGTAGGCGTTGGGCGGCGTATACGGCACTCGGATGGGCCGCACGCGCTTGCGTGGCAGGCTGCACAGGTCGTCGTCGGCGGCTGCCCTCCACAGGGCCAGCACCAAATTGCGCTTGCTGCGGACGGTGGCTGGCGCGACCCCGGACGCCGCGTAGTCCACAAGCCACTGCGAGACCGTGGCCGCATCCAGGTCTTCCATCGCGACCGGGCCTCCGGCCCACCGCTCAAAGAGCTTGGCGGCCACCTCGTACTGCCGCATCGCATCCGGCTTGCACGGGTGAAAGAGCCCGTACTGCTGAACGTACTCCCCTAGCGTGACTCGTTTGGTTTGGCGGTACATGGTCGTCTGGTGTCAGTCAGGTGTCCGGCATCCCCGGCCGGTTGAACGTATGTCGCGAACCGTCGCCCCAACCGCGCCACCACAGCACGGTTGGTCACGAAATCAACTTTTTTTCGTCCCCAATCCATACAACCCCTTCGAGCCGTATGCCCCCTAATTTAGGGCATCGGTCTACGGAACCGAAGGTTGCTGGTTCGAGCCCAGCGGGGTGTAGTTGCTTCAAGGCACGGTAAGGGCGGGTTGGCCCGGCTGTCAACTCGCTCCCTAGATTTCCACGGAGGGCCGGAAATGGCGACTGTAACGAATAAGACATCTCACGCTGGCGGGAGGCCGCGAGAGAGAAAGTTGTGCCCCTTCGGCCTGCGACTCGACGCCCTGCTTCGGAAAAAGGGCATTAGCCGCAACGACCTTGCCAGAATTACCGGCATCAACGCCATCACCATCTGGCGGTGGATGGTGGGCCTCACCGAGCCCAGCCTCTACGGGGCCACGAAGCTCGCCCGCGCGGCCGGCGGCAATCTTTCGGATCTGGTCGGCAAAAAGACCGGCTGAAAGACCCGTTTGACAAAAATGAAATAACTCCTCTTGACGAGTTATTTCACAGAGGAAACAATGCGTCGCAACGTCGGCCGTCGTGGCCGGCAGACCACGAGGCGAGGGACGCGCCAGATGGACATGCGAAGCAGGATGCTGACGGCCGCCCCTCCCTGTCACGGAGGAAGCCGACATGGAAGTTGCGACGGATCGCAGGCGGGAACGGGTGCGTGTTCCCGATCCAAACGAGTATCTGATTCAACTGCTTACCAGTGCCCAGCGCATGCACTGGAGCGAAGCCGAACACAGGCGGCGGGCGGGCATGACCAGGTGGCGGGCGCAGAGCGAGCACTGCCCGTTCGACGCCGAGATGCAATCCATGCTCGAGTCTGCCAAGTAACCGACCTTCTTCTGCGCCGCTCCCAGGCGTGCCAGCGGTGCGACTCCGTTGCGCCGCTGGCCGTCTGGCCCGGCGACTCAAGCCTCGACGAGCGGATTGTGCTGGGCGACCCGGTTGCCTACTTCGACGCGGTTGTTGAGGCCATCGCGGAGTTGGAGTCGATCAGAGACTCCATCGACGAGAGCCTGACCGACCCGGCCGGGCCTTTCGAACACGGCAAGGGCTCTGTGGGCAGGCTGCGGGAACTGGCCCAGCGGGCCGCGATGGGGCTGTCTTTGTTTGATGCAGATTGCGGGCGGGACGGAAACCGCTCGGGCACGCCTTTGACTCCAAGCGAAGGCCGCCAAGAACGCTGCCGGTGAACCACGGCCGGTGATCCGGCAGTTTTTTGCAAGGAGGCAATCGTGCTAGTGCTGACAAGGCGACCGGAAGAAAGCCTGGTGTTTCCCGACGTGGGCATCACGGTCGTCGTCTGCTCGGTTGACGGGAACCGGGTGCGCCTGGGCATTGAAGCCCCGGACTCCATCCGCGTTTTCCGCGACGAGCTCATGGATCGAGTGGATCCTTGGGTCGTGCAGTCCAAGCCGGAGGACAAGGATGGGCGTGCAGAGTGACATGCGGACAATGACCGACGCGGAGCGGCGGTTTGCGGCCAGGACGGCCAGGCTGGTGCAGGTAGTCAAAGACGCCAGGCGGCTCACGCACGCCCTGCGTCGGCTGGATCGCGGGTTGTACGAAATCGAGCCTTCTGCGGTGTTGAGCCTCCGGTCGTCGGTGGCAGCCGCGGAGCTCGTGCTGATAAAGGACGAAAGGAATTCGCCATGCTGAAAATCACACGCGGGAAGCAAAAGACGCCCGTGCGGACTACGTTGTACGGAAACGAGGGTGTCGGCAAATCGACGCTGGCCTCGCAGTTCCCGAACCCCATCATCCTCGACACCGAGGATGGAACGTCGCACCTAGACGTGGCCCGTGTGTCCACGCCCGACTGGACGACGCTTGAAGGGGCCATCCACGAGCTCGTCCGAGACCCGCAGGGGTTTGAGACTGTGGTGATCGACTCCGCTGATTGGATGGAGCGAGGCATCATTGAGGCGATGCTCAAGAAGTTCGGCAAGAAGTCGATTGAGGACTTCGGTTTCGGCAAGGGATACGTGCTGCTGGCAGAGCACTTTGGCCGCGTGCTGACGGCGGCCGACCAGTTGATTGCTCGTGGAATGAACGTGTGCTTCGTGGCCCACAGCAAGGTGCAGCGGACGAGCCCGCCCGACCAAGACGAAGGCTACGACCGCTACGAACTCAAGCTGACCAAGCACACGGCCCCCCTGCTTCGCGAGTGGTCTGACCTGCTCTTGTTTTGCACGTTCAAGACAAAGGTGGTCGAGGGTGCCGACGGCAGGATGAAAGCCAAGGGCGGCAAGGAGCGGGTCATGTACGCGACTCACTCGGCGGCCTGGGACGCCAAGAACCGTTTTGGCCTGCCCGACGAGATGCCGATGGATTTTGCGGCCTTGGCGTCGATCTTCCCCGGCAAGGCACCGGCATCGTCGACCAAGCAGGCCGCCATCGAGCAATTTCGGGCCGCCACGACGGTCAAGCGTGTCCGCGAGCTTGACGCCCTGGTCAACGCCCGGCTCAAGGAAAACAAGATCACGACCGAGGAGTGGTCGGAATTGCAGGACGTGATGGACGCCCGGCTCAAGGAGATTACGGCCGACAAAAGCGAGGCCGCCCATGCGTGAGTTTTTGGAACTGGCGGTCGAATACCTTTCGCAGCGGTCGGTCGCGACCATCTACCAGAAGAACGTCATCCGGGTAGCCAGCCGCGTCGGCCTGGTGTCGGTTGAGAGCATCAACTCCTACCTTCGGCAGCGGCTTGGGGAGGTGAAGGCGTCGACAGTCCGCAGCGAGCGGACGATCCTGCTGGGGCTCCTTCGCGACGCCTACGAGCGTGGAGTCATCGACCAGCCGCCTCGCGGCGTGATGAAGGTCAAGGCCAGGAAGCCGCCCACGCGCGCCTGGACTGTTTCAGAAATGAAACAACTTTTGCAGCGGTGCGACGAGCACGGCGACCGACGGCTGCGGAGCGGCGTCAAGGTTTCTGCGTTCCTGCGGGCCTGGGTGTTGCTGGGCTACGAGAGCGGTGCGAGGCAAGGCGATTTGTTCGCGATGCGGGCCTCGCACCTGCACGGAAGCGTGCTGCGATGGACGCAGAGCAAGACCGGCGATCCGCTCCAGAAGATTCTCACGCCCGCGTGCGTCGATGCCTGCCGGCGGATGCTGGAACGCTCGCCGGACGGACGGATTCTGGGGTTTGCGTGCCGGCCGCGGCAGGCCATGCGGCTGATGAAGGCCCATCTAGCCGCCTGCGGTCTGGACGGCAGTTCAAAGTGGCTGCGTCGCAGCGGGGCGACGCACATCGAAATCGTCTCGCCAGGCCGGGCCAAGCTCCACCTGGGCCACAGGAGCGTTGGGCTCGCCGAGGCTAGTTATCTCGATTGGGGCCAGATTCGCACCAACGTGCCGCAGACCCCGCCCATCGACCAGGAGGGGGCCGACGATGCCGTGGCATGACAGTTGGCACGCGATGAACCGCGTGTGCGTCACTCGAGACTGGATGACCAAATCGGAAATGTTCGCCGAACTGCGGCGGCAGGGATTTACGCCAACGCACGGCCGCCTCAACGGCGCGTTTCGCCGCGGTCGCGTAGAGAAGCCGCCGCGGGTGTACGGCTACTGCCGGTACTCGCAGAAGCACCTTGAGCAGTTTCGGACGTATCTCGCCAACGCCAAGAAAGGCAGGCCCAAGCATGTCGCCACCTGACGCAAAACAACTTGAGATGCAGAAACGCCGCCGGGAGGACTGCTTGATGCTGCTCGACTCGTGGCGGGCAGGAGAGACCAACCTTGACCGCGTACTCGACCAGATCGTCGAGATTTGGACAGGAGATGCCGAGCGGATCGTCCGCGTCGGAGAAGCCCCGAAACCGGAGATTCAATCATGAAGTTTGCTGAATTTTGGACGGAGGAATCGGCCTCGTCGCAGGCACCAGCCGGAGACACACCGCCGCTCCCAGAGGGAACGCACGTCGGCACCATCGGGCACGTCTCGTGGAGGAATGTCGAGTGGAAGAAGTCGCCTGCGAATCCAGAGGGGTTGTGTCTCAACCTGCGCGTCGACGTGTCCGGCTATCAAGCCGCATGGGACGACGTTCCGGCGCAGATGCGAAACATCATTGAGGCGGTGTGTCGGTCGGCCCGCGTCCACCTGCCGAAGCCAAGCGAGGAGTGGGACTGCACGGAGCTCAAGGGCCAGACCGTGACCGTCGAGACGATCAGCGGGGTCTCGCGAACTGGCAAGCCGTTCGTGCGAATCAGCAAGTACCGGCCGAGCACGCCGCCGTTGCCCAAGACGCCAGCCGCGGAAAAGCCCGTCAAGGCGCAGAAGCCGCAGGCTGCCGATCTCGCGCCAGACGACATTCCGTTTTGAGGGCCGGAGCAACATGGAACCAATCGAGGTCATTACGAACACGCTGTCTACGGGGGCCACCGAGGTCATTCGCGTGTACCCCGGCGACTTCCGCGTCACGACGATCTATCCGGCCGGCTACGTCGCGCCGCAAGAGGACGCCGAGACGCACGCGGGCCGCTCGTATCCAGCAGACATGACCAACGTGTCGCAAAGCCAGATTCATCGTCTACAGGTTGAGGCCAAAGGCGAGGCAGAGCAGGCCTATTTCGAGAGCAGGTGGGATGAAGTTTGGGCCGACAACAAGGAGTAAGCGATGGTTGAGTCAAGGATGGCTGCCGGGCAAGGAGTGCCCGATCTCCCGCTGTGGCGGGCGGTGCGGGCCGCAGATCCAGTCACGAGCAAGATTGCGGCACGGATGGCTGGCGGGCTCCGAGTCGATCACCAGCGGCGAATCCTTGACGCTATTGGTCAAGGGCCGGCGGGGGCGTCGGAGATAGCGGCGCGGTGCGGCCTGCTACCGCACCAGGTCAACAGGCGTCTGAACGAGATGGAACGTGACGGAAAGATCGCGACGACCGGCCGCACGGTGCGGTCGGCGGCAGGGAGGCCGGAGAGGGAATGGCAAATCACGCCGCGACAGACTCGCTAGGGACGGCGGCATGAGTGTGAATAAAAGGAGTTTGACATGACTTATAAGACCGGCGTTATTACCAGCGAGGAGCAGGTTCCGCCTGGATATGCGCGTATTGGCGAGATCACCACTGACAAGACTGGGCAAAATCGTCTGTTTGATGCTCACAAGGATGGGCTTCTTCCGGCCGTGAAGGTAATGCGGACAACGACAGACAGGAATGGCCCTGTGTGGGTTGATCGCTCTGCCGCAGAGCGAATTCTTGCCGCGTCTGGAAGGCCCGTGGCAGCAAACAAGCGTCATGTGCCCGTCGAAACAGCCTTCATGCTTTCGGAGATTGACGACAAGATCGAGCGGCTTGCTCGCGCTGCCGAAAGGATTGCCTCTGCAATCGAGGCTGCGTCCAGCGGCGGCGAAGTAGTCAAGTGCTGGGACGATGACGGAGAAAAGCAGGAGTTTTCCTGCCAGTAGCGCGACGCCGCCCTCGTGATAGGCACGGCAGCCGCTTCGACGCGGCGGGGCGGAATGGAAAGGAGGCCACCTATGGCCGGTGAATGGATTCCCGTTGATTGCAACCTTGGCACGAAGCCAGAGGTGCTTGAGCTTGTGGACGTGACCGGCCAGCCCGTCGAGGTTGTCGCGTGGCGTCTCATTCAGTTGTGGTCGTGGGCTGCGATGAATACGGCGGATGGGCAAATTGTGGCGACTCCACGACGGTTGGCGGCCGTGGCCGGCGGCGACGAGGCGTTTTGGCAGGCTGTTGAGCGTGTCGGATGGATCTCGTTTGTCGGCTCAACAATGACGATTTCCGGCTGGGATAGGCGTTTTTCGCAGTCCGCGAAGGCGCGTGCGCAAAACGCGCGACGGGCGTGCGCTTATCGTGCGCAAAAAGCGCGACCACAGGAGAGGACAGGAGAAGACAAGAGAGAAGAAGAATACATACCGGCTGCGCCGGTTCCGACGAGCGAGCCGCCAAAGGCGTCACGCTCCTCGGCGAAGCCTGCCGTCTCGTGGTCTGCTGACGCAGGCTGGGAGGGCATCGGAGACGCGGACAGGCGTGATTGGGCCACCGCCTACCCTGGTGCCGTTCTCGACCAGGAGCTCGCCAAGGCGACTGCGTGGCTCAAGGCCAACCCGCAGCGGGCCGGGCGAAGGAACTGGCGGCGGTTTCTCGTGGGCTGGCTGCAGCGGTGCCAAGATCGTGGCGGCACGAAACGAGAGCCGGGCCAGCGGCCAGCCGGGGGCGATCCAGCAGAGTCGGCAAAACGCCGCTACTACCGTGCTGACGCCGGAAAGAGCATGACGGAATCCGAGTACGCGAATTGGATTCGTGACAAGAAGGCTGGTGGCATGGCGGCATCGGTGGCTGGTGCCATCGGGATCAAAGCGGAGACGGTCGCATGAGCGGCACGACCATCGAGCAAATGCCAAGAGACGCCAACGGCCGCGTAGCCCCTACTCCGACCCAACGGCGTTTGCTGCTGCTGATCCAAAGCATGACGGAACGGCAAGGCTACCCCCCCACCATCCGCGAGCTTCTCAAGGCGGCAAAGGCCCGCTCGCCAAACGCAGTCGCCCAGCAACTACGCTACCTGCGACGCAAGGGCTGGGTTGAATGGCTGCCGCGGCACGCGAGAACCCTGCGAGTGTCGGCACCGATTGCGAGGCGGGCATGATCGTGCTTGCTATCGACCCAGGAACGACGCAATCGGCCTACGTCCTGTTCGACGGCCGGCGCGTGCTTGGCGGCGACATTGTGCAGAACGACCGCCTGCGGACACTGTTGCGAGACGAGGAAATTGGCCGCCACGATGTTGTGGCCTGCGAGATGGTCGCGAGTTACGGCATGGCGGTCGGTGCGACGGTCTTTGAAACCTGTGTGTGGATAGGGCGATTCATCGAGGCGTCGAAGCGTCCGGTGCGGCTGGTATTTCGCAAAGATGTGAAAATGCACTTATGTCACTCAATGAGGGCGAAAGACGCGAACATTCGGCAAGCCCTGCTCGACAAGCACGGCGGGGTGGGAACAAAGAAAAGCCCCGGCCCGCTGTACGGGATCAGAAGCCACCTGTGGGCGGCTCTGGCGGTGGCAGACTACGCGGCAAACGTGCCAGCGGAGACGGCGGCGTGAGCACGGCCACGGACAACGAAAGCAAAACAAAAAGTGCCTACCAGGCCCGCAAGGATCGCGAGGCCCGCCGCCAGGCCGAAATGTCGGAGTCTGGCCGCGACATAGGCGAACTGCCTCCGGTTGCCGAGCCCGCAAGGCGCGAGGCGGCCGGAAAGAGCTTTCGCACGTTCTGCGAGACCTACTTCCCTGCGACCTTCTCACTGGCGTGGTCGGACGATCATCTCAAGGTCATTGACGCCGTAGAGAGGTCTGTGCTGCACGGCGAACTGTTCGCGTTTGCCATGCCGCGTGGCTCCGGCAAGACGAGCCTGGTGGAAGTGGCCGCCTTGTGGGCGTTGCTCTACGGCTACCGCGAGTTCGTCTGCATCATAGGGTCAGACGAGGGGCACGCCTCCACGATGCTGGAAAGCATCAAGGTCGAGTGTGAAACCAACGAGATGCTGTTGGACGACTTCCCCGAGGCGATCTACCCCATCGTGGCACTCGAGCGAATCCACCAGCGTGCCAAGGGGCAACTCTACCGCGGCAAGCCGACGCACATTCAGTGGACGGCCGACGAAGTGCAGTTCCCGACGATCCCCGGCAGCAAGGCGTCCAGCGGCATCATCCGCGTGGCCGGAATCACCGGCCGCATCCGCGGCATGTCGGCCAAGCGGGCCGCCGACGGCCGCAAGGTCAGGCCCAGCCTCGTCTTGATCGACGACCCGCAGACGGACGATTCCGCCCGCTCGCCATCCCAAGTCGCGACACGCGAAAGTGTGCTCAAGGGGGCGATCCTTGGGCTCGCAGGCCCAGGCTGCCGGATTTCCGGCCTCTGCACCGTGACCGTCGTGTGCCCCGACGATCTGGCCGACCGCCTGCTCGACCGCCAACGGCATCCGGCATGGCAGGGGCAGCGGACAAAACTCGTCTACGAGTGGCCGAGCAACACCGGCCTCTGGGATCAGTACGCGGATCTCCGCAAGGCAGGCCAACGGTCTGGCGTGGGAACGGGCGAGGCGACGGAGTTTTACGCGGCCAACCGCGAAACGATGGACGCCGGGGCCAAGGTGGCTTGGGAGGCCCGCAAGCAGGACGACGAGCTTTCCGCGATCCAGCACGCCTACAACCTGCGGATCGACCGCGGCGACGTGGCGTTTGCTGCCGAGTTCCAAAACGAGCCGATGCCGGAGGAGTCGCGAGCCGAAAGCCTCAAGGCCGCCGACATTCTGCAGCGTGCTATCAACGTGCCGCGGGGCATGGTGCCGCGTGGCCTCGACACGCTGACGGCGTTCGTGGACGTGCAGGAGCGTGTGTTGTATTGGGCGGTCTGTGCGTGGGGGCATCAACTCCGCGGGCATCTGGTCGCCTACGGCACGTTCCCCGACCAGGGCCGCGCCTATTTCACGCTCCGCGACGCTCGCAAGACGCTCGTGAAGGCGGCTGGGGGCGTGTCGCTTGACGCCGCGATCTACGCGGGGCTTGAAAAGATCGGTTGCGAAATACTCGACCGCACGTTTTCCAGGGAGGATGACGACGCGGAGCTTCGCGTGTCGCAAATGTTCATCGACGCCAACTGGGCGCAGACGGCCGGCGTCGTGCGAGACTTTGCCAGGCGGTCGAAGTGGGGGCCGCGTGTCGCGCCCACGCACGGCCGGTTCGTAGGTGCATCAGGCACGACGATCAGCGACAAGAAGCCAGACCGCGGTGAGCGGATCGGGGCGAACTGGCGAACCAGCACAATCCAGCGGTTGCGTCACGTCCTGTACGACACGAACTCATGGAAAAGTTTTTTGGCGGCCAGGTGCAAACTGCCGACGGCTGACCCGCAGGCGTTCACGCTGCACGCCGGCAATCACGATCTGCTCTCCGAGCACCTGTCTGCCGAGTACCCGACCCGCGTGGAGGCAAAGGGCCGAGTCGTGGACGAATGGCGGTTGACGCCAGGCCGCGACAACCATTGGCTTGACTGCATCGTCGGATCGGCGGTCGCCGCCAGTTACAGCGGCCTCTCCGCGATTGGCGTGGACTCTCGAGGCGGCGTGGGCCGGCGAAAGGTCATCACGCGCGAGGAGATGGCACAGAAGCGGGCCGAGATGCTCGCCAAGATGGGCCGCTAGACCGCCCAAACGCCATTATGCGGCCGGTGGACATTGGTACACTGAACTGGTAGAGGCAGCGCAGACGCCCTATCCAGAGGTGCCAAGTGGCCGACGAGGACATTCTCGACGCAATCGAGCAGAACCTTGCCCAGCCCCGCCGTGCCCGCACGGATGCCGGCGAGGTTGAACAGCACGAACTCGACCGCCAAGTGGCGGCCGCCAAATTCGTGATGGAGCAGCGGGCCGTCGCCGTTTCCCCGTTCAAGCGGTTGGCTTTCGCCCGCCTTGAGATGCCGGGGGCGTCGAATTGAGTTGGCTTGACCGCATCCTGCCGTTCCGTGGCAAGGCCGTGAAGGCCCGCTACGACGCCGCGCAGACCACAACCCTCAACAAGCGGCATTGGGGCATGTCCGATGCCCTGTCGGCCGACGCGGCCCTGTCTCCGATGGTGCGGCGCACCCTGCGGAACCGTGCCCGCTACGAGCATGCGAACAACTCGTATCTGGCCGGCATGGTGTCGACGCTCGCCACCGATCTGGTCGGCTCCGGCCCGCGGCTGCAACTTGACCTTGGGCCAGACGTAGACCCTGCCCGCACGCGGGCGGTGGAAAACGCCGTCTACGATTGGTCGCTCGCCATCGACCTTGCCAGCAAACTCCGCATCATGCGTTCGTCGCGTGTCGTCGATGGCGAGGCGTTCGCGGTGGCGACAACGAACCGCCGCCTGGACGGGGTGCAACTTGATTTGAAGCTCGTTGAGGCCGACCAGTGCCAAGACCCGGCCGGAAACATCGACCCGCAGAACATCGACGGAGTGCGGTTCGACCGCGACGGCAACCCGACCTCGTATTACTTCCTCCGGCATCATCCAGGGGCCATCGAATACGCCTGGACGAACACCGGCCGGTGGATCGACGCCGAGGACGTGCTGCACTGGTTTCACGCCACGCGGCCGGGTCAGCACCGCGGCGTGGGCGAGATCGTGCCGGCCCTCGAACTGTTTGCCATGCTCCGGCGGTACACGCTCGCGGTCGTGACGGCCGCCGAGACCGCCGCAGACTTCGCCGCCATCCTGCACACGAACACGCCGGGCGGGCAGAGAGACGCAGCAGAGCTTGAAACGTGGGACACGATGCCGATTGTGCGCGGCATGGTGATGGCCGCGCCGGAAGGCTGGGCTCCTACGCAGATGAAGCCCGAGCAACCCATGTCGCAGTACGACATGTTCGTGAAGGCGATTCTGAACGAAATCGCACGCTGCTTGAACCTGCCATTCAACGTCGCAGCACTGAACAGCAGCACCTATAACTACGCCTCCGGCCGGATGGACTACCAGGTCTATCACAAGCATCTCCGCACGCTGCGGATGGATCTTGAGCGGGCCGTGCTCGACCGCCTGCTTGTGAAGTGGCTGGACGAGGCCGCACTCGTGCCGGGGATCATCCCCAACGGCCTTCCCCCCGTCGCGGCCTGGAATTGGTCATGGACGTGGGACGGCAACGAGCACGTCGACCCGCTCAAGGAGGCGACCGCCGAGACTGCTCGCCTTGCCAACAACACGACGACGCTTGCCGACGTGTGTGCCAAGGCCGGGAAGGATTGGCGGCAAGTGCTTGCCCAGCGGGCCATTGAAAAGCAGATGGAAGACGAGTTGGGGATCACGCCCGCCGTTCCCGCCGGCTCGCAGCCGGCCCAGCAAGAGGATCAAAGCGCATGAGCCGACGCGATTGGCAGATGAAAACCCGGCGTATCGAGGCCAGCCTCCAGCCCAAGGTGCTGGCGATGCACGCCGAGTTTTCGGTGAAGGCCGCCGAGGGCGATGCCCCGTCGACGCCTTCGTTTGAACTCGTCGCCTACACGGGGGCGGCCATCCGGCAGTCGTGGTCGCGGAACCCGCTTGTGGTCGACTTGGCCGGCATGGACACGAGCCGGCAGGCCATCCCGATCCTGTGGGGTCACGACGCCAGCCTCGACAACGTGCTTGGTCAGTCGTCGGTCGTCGCCAACGACGGCGAGCAGATCACGCTTTCCGGCGAGTTGATCGGCGAAGGGCCGGTCGCGGAGCGTGTCGTGTCGCTCGCAAAGAAGGGGCTCAAGTTCCAGGCATCCATCGGTGCCGACACGGGCAAGATCGAAAACGTCGCCCCAGGCGAGCGTGTGCAAGTCAACGGCCGGGAGTTTACCGGGCCGATTTCCGTCGTTCGCGGCTCCTCGTTGCGAGAAGTCTCGATTGTTCTTTTCGGAGCCGACGCCGCTACGTCGGCCGCCATCGCCGCGGAGGCGAGTGAGGACGTGCTCATGGCTGACGAGGCCACCAAGACGCCCGCCGAGGAGCCGATCACGGCTGCTGCGGTGGAAGCCACGGCGAGCGTCGCCGTGGAGCAGAAGATCGAGGCGAAGGCCGTCGAGGCCGAACCCAAGAAGGAGATGTCGATGGAGGAGCTCAAGGCCGCCCTCAAGGCGGAACTGCTCGGCGAAATTCGCGCGAGCCGCCCCGCCGCCCCGGCGGTGCATGTGGTCGAGAAGGTCGACGGCCCGCAGGTCGTTGAGGCGAGCCTTGCGCTTGCCGGTGGCCTCGCCAACCCCGAGAAGCACTACGACGCCCGCACGCTCGAGGCCGCTGGTCGGCAGCGTGGCGTGTCGCTCGGCGAGGTGCTCCTCAAGGCCGCTCGCGAGAACGGCTACGATGGCGGCAACCGCGTCAACACGAGCAACATCCGTCAGGTGCTCGCCCACGCCTTCGCGACCCACTCAATCGGGAACGTCGTGAGCGCGACCTACGGCAAGTTCCTCCTTGCCGGCTTCTCTGCCGTTGAGTCGACGTGGGATCGGATCGCTTCCATCCGCTCGGTCAGCGACTTCAAGGCCATCACCGGGGTTCGCCTCAACGGTGGCTTTGAGTTTGAGGAACTGGCCCCCGGCGGCGAGCTCAAGAGTGCTGATGCCAGCGACGAGACCCGCACGATCCAGGCCAAGACCTACGGCCGGATCTCGAGCATCCGTCGCGAGGACATCATCAACGATGATCTCTCTGCTCTCACTGCCGTGCCTGCACGTCTGGGGAGAGGGGCGGCCCTCAAGCTGAATTCCGTTTTCTGGACGGAGTTTCAGTCCAGCAACGCGACGTACTACGCGAAGGAGACGGCTGGCAGCGGCAACGCTCTGGCCCTGTCCTCGCTGAAGACGGCCGTGGGGTCGTACCGGAAGCTCAAGGATCCCGACGGCAACCCGCTGGGCATCATGCCGTCGCTGCTCCTCGTGCCGCCGGAGCTCGAGATTTCTGCCGCGGAACTGATGGGCTCGGCCCTCATCCACGGCACCAGCGGTGCGGCCCCCAGCACCAACGTGCTGGCCGGCCGGTATCAGGTCGTGTCGTCGTCCTACCTCTCCAGCGCGTCGACGTGGTGGCTCTGCGCAAACCCGGCCGACCTGCCGTCGATGGAAGTCGCGTTCCTCAACGGTCAGCGCGTGCCGACCGTGGAGCAGGCCGACGTGGACTTCAACATGCTCGGCATCCAGGTTCGCGGTTACTTCGACTTTGGCGTTGCCAAGGGGGAGAAGAACGCCGCCTACCGGATGGCGACCGCTTGATCGTGATGTAGCAATCGTGCCCGGCGGCCTGTCCGCGTGATAGGCCGCCGGGCTTTCAATCCTCAAGGTTCTTTTTGAAAGGTTTTTCAGATGGCGACTCGTGCAGATGGTGACGTGATCGACTACACGCCGTCGACCGGCGTGGCGGCCGGAGAGGCCGTTGTGGTCGGCGCGATCGTGGGCGTGGCATCCAGCCCCATCGCGGCGAACACGCTCGGTGCCCTCAACGTCGAGGGCGTGTTCTCAATCGGCAAGCCGACGGGTGCCGGCACTGCCATCGCCCAGGGGGCGAAGGTGAGCCTGTTCAACGGCCAGGCCGTGACCGGGGCGACCGGCACTGCGATGGGCTTTGCCGCCAAGGCGGCCTCGGCCACCGACAACACGGTGGACGTGCTGCTCGTTCCCGGCGCGTAGTGATTCCCACGCAAGCAGTGGCCGCGCGGCGTGAGGCCCAAGCCCGCCGCGCGGCCCTGCCGTGTTTTCATCGAGGTGCATTGTGGCTGACATGATGGCGGCAGGAGCGGCGTGGTTTGACCAAGTGCGACGCCAGCACTTGTCTGTCACTGTGCTCTACAACTCCGGCGGCCTCATTCCGCTGGACTGTGCGGCCACAATCGTCGATGGACGCTGGGAGACGGTAGACGCCGCGGGGCAAATCGTGCGGATGGAGACGAGGGACTTTTTCATCAACATCGACGATTTGCCGGAGGAACCGAAGGTCGGAGACACCATCTCGATGACCGAGAACGGTCAGCAAATGAACTACATGGTGGCCGTGCCAGGCGGCGGGCAGCAGGCGTGGCGGTGGGCCGACCGCCAGCACCGCGTCCGCAGGATTCACACGCTTGAGCAGAACCAGCCGGCAGAACCGACCTACTTTGTCATCACGACCGAAGACGGCGAGCCGCTGGTGGAGTAACGCATGGCACGCAAGCGTATTTCGGAACTGCCGCTAGACAACGCCGTCACGGGGCCGGATCTCCTGCCCATTGTGTCGGATGGTGCCACGAAGCGCGTAACGCTGGCGACGCTTCGGACGTTCTTCCAAGCAGACGGCCCCACAGGCCCGACGGGGGCCAGCGTTGTCGGCCCAACGGGGGCGTCTGGCGTCTCGGTCACGGGGCCAACCGGGCCTGCCGGCGCGTCAGTTATCGGCCCTACGGGGCCATCTGGCAGTGCTGGCGAGGCATCGACTGTTCCAGGCCCGACGGGGCCGCAGGGAAGCTCCGTCACAGGCCCAACAGGCCCGCAAGGAAACTCGATCACAGGCCCCACAGGCCCCACAGGCCCGGCCGGCGTGGCCGGTCAGTCAATCACTGGCCCCACGGGCGCGGCGGGCAGCAACGGATTGCCTGGCAGCGTCGGAGCGACCGGGCCTACAGGGGCCGCGTCTACGGTGCCAGGCCCGACGGGCGCGACGGGGCAGGCCGGGACAACGACATGGGCGGGCATCACGGACAAGCCCGCCACGTTCCCACCAGAAGGTCACACACATAGCGCATCTGACACGACATCGGGCGAGTTCGACCCGGCCCGCCTGCCCATCGCCACGGCCAACGCCAGGGGCGCGGTGCGGATCGGCTCTGGGATCAGCATCGACGCCAACGGCGTGATCTCGGCGTCTGGCGGCGGCTCATCGTCGGCGTCCGACCTGACCTCTGGAACACTTTCCGATTCGCGGCTGTCCGCTAACGCCCGCCAAAGCGTAGAGCAATTTATCCACCCGTTCCTCCTCGCCGGAATGTAAGCCATGCCAGCCGCCTACAAGGTTCTCGGACAAACCAACCCGTCTACAGCGAACACGCTCGCGACGCTCTACACCGTGCCATCCGCCACATCTGCGGTCTGCTCCACGCTCTCGGTCTGCAATACGGGGACTTCCGGCGCGACGTTTCGGGTGGCTGTCAGACCGGCGGGCGCGTCGATCAGCACGGCCCACTATCTGATTTACGACGCCAGCGTGAACTCAAACGATAGCGTCTTGCTGACGTTGGGAATCTCGCTGGCAGCGACCGATGTGGTTAGCGTCTACGCCAGCACGACGGGCCTAGCGTTCTCGTTGTTTGGTTCGGAGATCACCTAATGACGGCGGCGACCGCACAGAACACGCGGCGGGCGTCAGCCTCAACGGTGTCTGCCGCTTCGATTGCCGTCACGCCTTGGGTGCGACCGGCAGCGTGGCTCGCCCTTCCCGATGTGACGGGCCTACAGCGTTTCGTGGGTCTTCATGCCATTTTCCCGTCTGGAAATTTCGTCGCCCTTTCAGCGACGGGAAACTACACCGTCGATTGGGGCGACGGCACAACGACAAACCACAACAGCGGCGTTATCGCCTACAAGGAGTACACCTACTCCAGTATCTCCGACGCGGGCGAAGCCGCGCTCGGCTACAGGCAGGCAATCATTCAGGTGTACCCGCAGAGCGGGCAAAACCTAACGAACGTAAACATCCAGCGAGTGCATAACCAAAGCGGTCTTGTTACTGCTGGAACGACATACGCGACTGGCTGGCTTGACGTTGCCATAAATAGCGCGAACCTCACAACGCTATCTATTGGCGGCACGCAACCCAGCCACCGTTTACTGCAACGGGTATTTATCGGGCAGCACGCGATCACCTCTTGCGCTTCGCTTTTTCAGAACTGCACGGCTTTACAGTCTGTTCCGCTGTTTGACACTGCAAACGTCACCAGCATGAATACCATGTTTCGCGGCTGCGTTGCCCTGACGGAAGTGCCGCCATTCAACACGCCAGCAGTGACGAATACCGGCTTTATGTTCACTGATTGCGTATCGCTGCGAACAGTGCCGCTATTTAACACGGCGGCGGTTACGAACATGACGAGCATGTTTCAAGGATGCACAAGCCTGCGCAGCGTCCCGCTGTTCAATACGGCAGCAGTGACTTCAATGACAAGCATGTTTCAATCTTGCAGCTGCCTTCGGTCAGTGCCGCTATTTAACACGGCGGCAGCGACAAACATGGCAGCCATGGTTCGCGGCTGCGTTTCGCTCGTCACGCTTCCTGCGTTCAACACGTCTGCAAATACCACTTTTCAAGACTTTGCCAGAGATTGTTTTTTGATAACGGTTGTTCCCGCTTTAAACGCCAGCGCAAGTACCTTGATGGGCGGACTCGTCCAGACATGCCCAAACCTCGTCCGTTGCGCCATGACGGGCATCAACGCAACCGTCTCGTTTGCGTCTTGCAAACTCTCCGCTGCGGAACTCAATGCGATCTTCACGAGCCTTTCATCGACAGGAACAGGAAAGACGATCACCGTCACAGGCAATTACGGCACGGCAACCTGTGACACTTCTATCGCAACGGCAAAAGGCTGGACGGTAACGGTATGAGTGCTGGCTTCTACAAGGTCGATCCGACGAGCGGCGAACTTCTCTACGCGCCAAATGCTGTTTACGGGCCTGGATTCACGCTCACCAAAGACACGCCCGACGAGTCGGCGGATGGGTGGCAGTGGTTTCATAGCGAGGCCGACGCCAGACAGGCGCATGGGCTGCCGTCTGCGGCGTGACTGTCTTCCCACAAGAGACGGCCATAAAAGGCATTGCGCAGCGTTGGCGGGCGGGTAGAATGCTCGCCATGAGCGAGATCGCAAAGGACGAGTGGGGCCGATACGTTCGCGTCACCGGGAGTCGTGGCGGCTACCTCGTCTGCGAGCGGATCGACAAGTACGGCCGCAGGCGCGGCGGCATGGCGATGTACTGCTACAGCGAACTGCGGCACGCCAAGTTGGCGAAGCGGCCAGCGAAGAAGAAGGCCAAAGCAAAAGCCCGGTGACCGTCTTGCCGGTAGAGGCGATCAACCATCCGGCGAAACCGGATAGTTACGAAACCTCTGCCGAAAGAAAAACGGGCATAGGTTCCGTTACGGTATTTCGGGCAGATTGCCTGTGACGCAATAATCGGGAAATGGAATACCCGTTGCGCTATTGAGCGAAGGGGCGGCCACTCCAGGCATTCCAGCCCGCGACGCGCGGCGTACAATGCCTCCCGAAAGGAAGCGAGAATGATCCCATACTTCAGCGTGTCAGTAGAGATAAACCCAGCAGACGACGACGGCCACGAATACCGTGACCAAAACTGCTTGCGGGTTTCCCTTGCCAGGGAGTTTGAAGCGTCGGAGGACACTGACGAAGCCATCAACGACACGCGAACCTCAAACGAGATTGCAGTCGTTGACAAGTTGCTGGAGGCTATCGTCTGGCTGGCTGCCAATTCGCCGGCAAAAGACCCAAGCGGTTTCCTGGCATTCCTCATGCAACGGATAGCGGGACACAGCTCGGAAGCACTGGCCGAGTTCCTAGACGCCGAAACAGAGACGGGCGATGCCGAGTGGGGAGACGTTATTCGGCGGACGGCAAAGAAGTGCGAAGAGTCGGGCATCTAGCCCGAAGTGCGCTACACATTGAGTGTCATGCCAAACACCCAGCCAAGCCAAAAGCAGCCGCGAGCCCTCTGCAACAGATGCAACGCCGCGAAGGCCGGCAACGGCCCGTGCGCGAAGTGTGGCTGCCCCGAGTTTCGGCTTTGCAAATAGCGCACTTTCCGCCGACCGATGCCATTACGCGGTTTTTTACAATGGGTGTAATGGAGGCATCCATCGCAGGCCGCGCGCATGATCGACCATCTCCACGCCCTCGCCGCTCACGCCTATTACTGCGGCGAGCATGACCTTGGGCGTCGAGCCTGCGAGCGTCTCCTGCGGCACGAGTTGCCCGAACACTTGGAGCCGCTCGTGCGTCGAAATCGGACGTGGTACACACAGCGGCTCGACGAGCTCTGCCTGACAAAGTTCGTGCAGATCGACGTGGATCCTGCGTTGCCAGGCTGGTCGCTTTTCAATCCGTCCGTGGTCGCCCGCGGCTCGTCCTTGCTGGTCAACGTCCGCTCGAGCAACTACAGGATCGTTGGCGGCCGCTACGTCATGCCGGACGACGACAACGGCGTCATTCGCACGATCAACATGCTGGTCGAGTACCGTGCCGACCTGTCCCGCGGGGCATCGCCCGTAATCGTGGACGCCGAGTACGAGCGTTCCGGCTACCCGGTCGACGGCCTGGAGGACGTGCGGCTCAATCTTGTTGGCAACGAACTTCTTGCCAGTGCAACGGTTCGCAACTGGAGCGGCCAGGACGGAACCTGCAGGATCGGCCTTTGCGAAATACTCCCGGCCTCCGGCAAGACTCTTGGCCTCCGCTGCCCAGACACGGCCGACGGCCAGCACGAAAAGAATTGGATGCCCGTATCGGGCCGCCGGGCGTGGATCTATGCCTGCTCGCATCAAGGCCATACGTGCGTAGTCGAGGAGGAGTTTGGCAGGTGGCTTGTGGAGATGGCCGCAGAGGCTCCGGCAGTC